TCCACTTCCAAGTTTTCCTTGATTTAAAGCGTTTTGTAATACCCATAATAAATCTTTTTCTTGATATTCGTGTCTTTCAAATTCGTTATTATACCAATCCTTAGCTTTACCTGATAACAATGGTGTTTGATATTGTTTTAATTGTGTTGTTCCACCATTTCCATATTTATAGTTTGTAGTATCTAAAGAACCAGTTAAACCATTAACACCACCATAATTTATTGTATTTTGTGTAGATTGTTTTTTCTTTAAATTATATTCAGCTTGCCATTGTTTTGCAGCTTCAGCTTGAGCTTGTTCTTTTAATATTTGAGAGTAAACTGTATTATATTGGTCCATATAAGCATTACGTATACTTTGAGCAGTATTAAATTGATTCTGTTTATAAGTATCAACTCTATTTAAATAATCACTATTATTTTGTATTTCTAATTGAAGTTTATTTAAAGCATTTTGAGCCTTTTGTAAGTCTCCATCTTGTACTGCTTGGTCATACTTTAAGTTATATTCAGTAATAGCATCATTTAAAGTAGTATTTGCTCTTGCCATCCTATCGTTATAAGATGTTAAAGCACCTAATCTTTCAGTTGCAGATACACCTGAATTAGCTAAACCTCTATTTAAGTTGTTAGTACTTTGTGAACTATATGGGTTAGTATATGCCATATAAGTATTTAATGCTTTTCTACCTTCAACTTCTTTATTCTTTTGTGCTTCTTCTTTTTGCTTATCAATTAATTGTTTTTGTCTTTCAAGATTAACATCAACTTGTTGATTTTGATAAGCCTCTTGTTGAGCTAAATAAGAATTTTGTTGATTTCTTAAATCAGTAGCATTATTAATCATACCTTCATATAATGAATTATTTTCTGCTAATGCTTTTTCCCTTTCGTTGTATACGTTATTTACTCTTGATTGTTCTTCTGAATTTAATGTCATAGCCATTTAAATCACCTCTTTACATATCCTGCAATAAACCCTTGTACTGTCATATTAAACAAACCAAAAGGTTTATCAGAACCTATTTTAAATTGAATTTCTTTGAATTTCTTATTTTTAACTTTATAAACACAATATCCTTTAGTGTCGACCACTTCTTTTGTTTTCTTTTCAACACCGTCTAGGATAGATGTTATTTCTATTTCGTCATTATCCATCTTTTTTAAACTTAACACTCCACCTTTTTTACTTGTTGTCTTAGTATAAGAAGGAGCATCGAAATCATCCTTACAAGTAGTCCAGTAAGAAGTTATGTCTTCTCCGTTATCAGTAGTTCCTTTTAATTGATATATTTGTCCGTAATAATTACTAAAGTATAACTTACCTCTAAATTCAAATACATCATTTATAGGATATTCAGTAGTCGTTTCACTTTCAGTAACTTTTTTTACTGGTAATTCCCAATAGAACCACTCATAACCTACATCAGTATTTTCTAGGAACTTTTGTCTCTTATCTGCTAAGTAAACGTGTGAGTCAAATAAACATATTAAATAACCACCCCACTCGGCTAATTTAACATCTTCGTAATTTGTTTCATTAACCATTTTTGAATCAACCATATTTGACCTATGTTGAAGTACTTGTTCTGAATAAAGAGAAGTAGATGCAAAACCCTCTAAACCTAATTTAGAGAAGAATACTATATCATCATTAAAATTAATACCAGTACTTATACAACCTAATGCAATATTACCTGGGTTAGATGGATATATATCTGTACCATTTTCTACACTTCTAGTCATATAGTAAACACTAGCACTATTTTGATAAGTATCTTTAACTATCCATAAAGCATTATTACCAGGAATAACTGCTTTAACTGGAGCCAAGTCTAAACCTACTGAAACATAAGCATTTTCTCTTATATATCTTGGGTCACTTGCTTCACAATAATAAACTCCATTAGGATAATCAGGGTTTCCACTAAAGAATATTCTATTATCAAATTCTTTAACTATCCTACAATTCAATATCCTATCTCTTAAACCAGGTTCAGTTTTACTAAATTGAATTATTACTCTTGCACCATTTGAAGGAGCAGTAGTAAACGTTACTATTCCATCAGCTCTATTAACTGTTAAACCACTATTTTCTTCTATCCTTGTACCATCTACAGTAGCAAATACTGCATAGTTTTGGTCTAAACCTTTATTTGCTAATATATAGCCTGTAGAAGTTCCGTCACCCTCAAATTGATTTTGTTGTATTCCAGTTAAACAATTTATAGGTTGGAACAATTTATCTGTATCTAAACCTTCGTCTAAATCAGTTTGACCTTGAGGAGTCATTACATAAGTTGTCATTGGTATAGTACCAGCAACTGATGTTAAGTTAGTACCATCATATTCTAAATAATTAACTCCATCCATTATGAATAATATGTCATCAAATACAAAATAATTTGATTTCATCATAGCCATATTAGAATATAACTGAGTAGTTTGAACTGGTCTTGATGGAAAGTTGTTCCATCTATATAATTTAGTACCACAATGAACTAATACGTGAATTGTATTATTTAACTTATAAAAAAACAGACCAAATATTTTGTTATCGAATTCTCCGATTAACTCCATACCTGGTCTTGTTTGTATGCAGTCATCATCCAAATAATTCTTCCACATATTTAATGCGTCTGGTGAACGATATCTTGATACAAGACCATTAGTAAAATCGACACCTCTAAAATTAGCATAGTGTCTTGTAATTATCTTATTTGTTTGAGCCATCTTGCATCACCCCTAAATAATATCTCCACCTGTTATAGTGATAATTCCTGCAGTTCTTCTTGGGTCTAATTGTGATTTTAATTCATTGTAAGTTCTTTCAAAGTAAGTACCGTAAACAGAAATCATATCTAATCTTAATAAATCTCTAGCAATACCATAAGGCATTACTTCTTGAATAGCTAAATCAATATCAAATTTGAAGTTTTCATCGTATAAGTCTTTGTCTTCTCCTTCTTCGAAATCTACTTTAGCCATCTTAGGATATTTATAATAGAATATCTTAACAGTACCTATGAACTCATCATTTATTTCTATATTATCATCATCAAACATAGTAAAATCTTTATTAGTTATTCCTTCTTCTGGAACTAATACAATTTTGTTTATTTGATATAAGTCACTAATCTCTTCACTTAAAGTTATTATTCTATTTGAATTTTCTTTTATCTCTATTTCAGTATTGGCTGGTATTTTACGATATTTCATTAAGTCCATTTGAATTGAATTAACAACTCCGTTTATTTTGTTTAAAACATCTTCGTCTTCAGCTAATCCAGTCAATTCAGGATAGTATTCTTCAATTAAAGAGAATACTTTAATCTTCATTTCTTTAAGAGTCATAGACATCCCTCCTATACTTTTGATTCTTTATAAACGTTTTTCATTTCTTCTATTTCTTTAGCTAAATTTGTTAAATTAGTCATTTGATATTGAGAAATTATAAAGCCTTGTTCTTCATCCCATATCAATATAGTTCCAGAAGGCATTTTAATAGCCATTTTAGACTCTTCTGTAACTTCAAAAGGATTATTCTCATTAGGCTCTAATTTCTTCTCTACGGTAGTCGTAAGCGTTAAATTTTCAAAGTGTTGCTTAATACTACCATCTTCGATTTGTTCATCAAACTTTGTATTTTCATTAACTGTAATACCATAAAATTGTTTTAAGTTTGGTTTAATTGTAAAATATTCTAATTTTTTCATAATATCTCCTTCTAGGTCGAGAGAGGTGGAATTGCACCACCTTATAGCACTAGCTCACTCGATAAAAGAGGGGAAAACCCTCTTAATCTTATATAGTAGTCTTGATAACTGCTATTTCATCAGGTCTAACAACTTTAGCTCCGAAAGCATAAAGTGATTTAATAGCGTCACTAAATGCAGCTTCAGGTCTGTAAGTATTAGTTTCCTTAATTTGTTCAACGAAAGCAATAGCGTGAGAAGTTCTTAAGATGTTGTATACAGTATCATCATCAGATAAAGAACCACTTGATTTGCCAGTTGGTAATAAGTTTTCAATTGTAACCTTAGCATTTGCATAAGTACCAACTACACCTTTTTTAGCTAATTCAACGTTATTAGTTAATAATTCAGTTACTGCTGGTCTTAAATGTTTGAAATACTTAGGTGAGATTTCTAACCAATAATCATCAGTTACCTTATTATTCTTAGAATATAAGATTTCGAAAGCGTTTTCTACACCTTCAATAGCGTTAGATTTTGTTGGAGTGAATTTATCAACTGAAGCAATTGATGAATCTTCAACACCAGCTTTTACTAAAGAAGCAACATAAGAGTCACCAGCTTCAGATAAAGCTCTAGCTCCTTCCATAGCAGCAGCTTCTAAAGCTCCTGGAACAGTTTGTGCTTTGTGAATATCATCCATTTCAATGTTGAAATATTTGAATTGGTTGATTACTAATTCTTGTCTAGTTGCATCTACTGCATCTCTTGAAATGTCAGTACCAGGAACATAAGTTCTTACAGTTGGTCTTACTGCATTTAAGATATATACAGTATCAGCATTTTTTGAATCCCTTTCATATTTGAAATCACAGTGATTTCTTAAACTTGTTATTGTTTGTAATGCGTGTTCATACGCCTTGTGCCAAATTTTTTGGCTAGCTACAGTTATAGCCATATTATCATCCTTCTTTCTTTTTAATTATTTCTTGTTTGAGACGCTCTTACTTTATCCCAATTTGCCTCTAATTCTTCTTCAGTCATTTTTTCAATTTCTTCTTCAGTAAAGAAATCTTTTTCTAATTCAGAATTATTGGTTAAGTCTCCTGGGGTATTTATTTCTTTTTCTTTTTGTACTCCATTAAACATTTCATAAATCTTTGTAATAGGAACTCCACTATTGAATTGGTTCTTATACTCAATAAAATCTTTGTCTTCAAGAATACTTGTGTCGATGTTTAAACTTCTTAACGCTTTCTTATCGTCTTCATAGTTTATTGCATCAACAAGTTTAGTAAATACCATCTTATCTTTAGTACTAAGATTTTCATAACCGATATTAGCTAATTTATTAGCTTCTTCTCTCATTACGTTATAGCCTTCAGAAATGATGTCTTTACTATCTTTATCAGCTTGATATTCGATATATTCTTTATCTTCACTGATATATCTCTCAGGTAGTTCAACTCCTTCATTGGTATAGAGATTTCTTAATTTCTCATTAACCTCATCAATTGTTTCTCCACCTAATTGAGATTTCAACACATTCTCAGTGTCTTTATATTTATCGAGTTCACGTTCTAGCTTACGCATTTTACGTGCTACTCTACGGTCAGCAATTTCATTTACCTTTTGATTAAATTCTTCATCGGTATAGAATTTGCCCTCAGGTTGTTCCTCTGGAGATTCTTCTACTTTTTCTTCAGTAGTTTCATCAACTGGTGTTTCAACCTCTTCTTGAACATTTTCTTCTGAAGTTAGTTCTTCTTCGTTTTCAATATCTTCCGATATAAGTGTCGAGCTATTTAATTCTTCCATAGCTTTGTCCTTTCTATTTGTACGAGTTTGCTTCTCTCACTATACATTTATTGTCGGCATACTAGACATATTTTGGCGACCTTCATAAGATTTCCCTTAATCTAGTCATAAAAAGGGGTTATTACCCCAAATAAACATTATTAGCAACATTATTACGTTTTATATCATTTCCGTGAGATGTTTCTTCTGCTTCTTGTAAAGCTTGAGCCATCATTGATGAAGCTTGACCTTCTATACCAGCAAATTCTTCAGCATTTGCCATTTGTTGATTTGCTTGATTCTTCAACTCAGTTGCTTCCATATCAATTTGATTTATTAATGATTGTTTTTCTTGTCTTTCTTTCAATATTCTTTCTAGTTTAGTCTTAGGCATTACTGAATCTGCATCTAATGACTCAACGTATTCATCAAAAGATAAGAAACCAGCTTGCATTAAGTTTTCTAATGATAACTCT